CATTAATATAATCATCAACTATATCTTTTTTTAAACCTTTTTTAGAATTTAATTCATCGTAAAGGAAAAATAATTTAGTTATATTTTTATTTTCTAAAACAAGTTTTTTAAAATTTTTAAGTTCTTTATTTAAACTTTTTTTAATAAAAGACTCTGTAAGAAGAGTCTCAACACTAGATTTTAATTGACCAAAACTTTTCATAATTTTATATATAAATATTAGTCACCAAGAAGTTTATTCAATTGTTCTTCCATTTCACCTAAATGATTTTTTGCTTTTGATAAATCTATAAAGTCATCGTCCAAAATTAAGGAGTCACTTTCTAATAAAATATTAAGATTATCTCGTTTTACTGATTCAGGTGTAACTCCCGCTCCTTCACCCGATGGTGGTGGTGGCGGTGGTGGAGCTCCTCCTCCTTCTTCTCCTCCTGGTGGAGGTGGTGGAGTTGCGGTGGAAGCTGTGGTTCCTGTTTTTGAACCATACAACTTATCTATATTGTCAAAAATTCCTGTGTGTGTGATTATACCCGCAGTCGCTGTGAGTTCTGCACCTACGGCTTTTTCAATCCTTTGTTGTTGTAAATCTAATTTAATTTCATCATCAGACATTCCAAGAATATGTTTTTTAGCCCAAGTTGTAGATGTAGGGGCGATACCCTCAATAGCGGTGACCGCATCTTTATAGGCTAGTAATTTTTCTTTGAAAACGTCTAACTTCAATAAATCCGCCTGAGTAGATGGATTGGTTAAACCTAATGTAAAATTACCTAATTCATCTTCAAATCCGAGTAAAAATAAGTGTATAATTGCAATCTTGTTAAGTTCTGCAATCATAGATTTTTGAATTCTATTTATAGTTCTTGCAAATCTAATATCTAAAAGTGAAAGATTCTTTCCGTCTCCAACAGGTTCTTCAAAACCCAAATACGCTTTAGGTATACGAAGAGCTGTAACTAATTTCTTTTGAATATACTCAATGTCGGCAATTTCAGAAAGATTCTGAGCTCCCGCTAAAGTTTCAATTGGGTTTGTCGCCGCTGGGTCACGAACGGGAATAAAATAATCTTGGTCAACGGCCATTTGATTAAAACGTAAATCCACATTACCTGTTTGACTATCAACAACTTGACTTCTTTTAAATTTATTTGCAACTCTTTGTACATATGGTTCAACATCTTTGTCATCCATATTCCCAACAAATACTTTAAATACACGTCTTTCAGGAGCTCTTGAGGTTCTATAAATTAACATCGCATCTTCCGAAAGTAATAATTGTTTCCAAATACGTCTTGCTTTTTCCAACATTGATGTACCATAAGGAAGTTTTCTATCGTCACCTAAAAGTCTGAAATGAGCCATCTCCCAAGAGTTAAACTCCATATCTTTAGCTTTCCACTTGAATCTTAAACCTTTATTTTCGGGAAGTTCTTCAACATTAAATGATTTTGCCGCCATTCCTCTTTCCAAACGTTCAATTTCAATATTTGGAAGTTGCATACATCCAACCACACCTTTTTCTGAGTCTAATTTCAAGTACACAAAATTATCCCCGTATTTACAAGTGTTCCTTGTCCACATCGGAAGATTTGTGTTTATATCCAATGCGTTATTAAATAAATCTGTAAGTATAGACTTAATACGTTTTGATTCAGAATATATCTGAAGCATATAACCATTTTGGTCTACGGTTGTTGATTCTTCCCCATATATGTCAAGAGCGGCCGAAATTTCGGGAGTGTACTCCATCGATTCATAATCGTAAAAAGACGCTAATCTTGTGGGTTCATAATAAACCGCTTGGGTATATAAATTACTTTCAATTTTTGTCCATTGATTTGCCAAATAAAAAGTTTGTTGAGCTTGAAGTTTTTCTTTTTCATACTCGGCTTTTGAAGTGGTTTTTAGAAGTTCTTTTTTGTCAAATTTGTAAGTAGGATAATCTTGGTTCAATAAAGAACTAGGTCCAAATGCCTTAGATAACCTTTGCCAGACCGTCAAATTTCCTGAATTATTTTCTGCCATTTGTGTTAAAATTTAATTCCTTATTTAAATATCTAAATACTTTAAGATTGGTTATTAGCGTTGTTATTTGGTTGTGATATCTGACTTCCTCCTTGTTGAACCGCCGAAATCCCTTGACCTGGGACATTTAATTTACTTCCGTTTAATTTTTTACCGGATTTTTTTCTTTTTATTAATCCCATTTTCTTTTATTAATAAATATTATCGTTTACCAAATAACCAACCATACTTGGCGTAATCGTCACGAGTTGGTCCTTGATTAAATTGAGTATTCATTTTCTCTTGTAGGTTGGGAATTACAGGATTGAAATTCAATGTACTATTACTTTCTGTATTATCGGTAACCATCCAAGAATTCAACATAGCTTTTGTTTGTTCAGTTACCTTGGTCAAACTTGAAAATGAAGATTCTGCAACATACGTTGCCATAGCAATAGACATAATTAAGTCATCGTGATGACCCTTTTGGTGGTCTGGTCTACCATTGATATACACAAAAGTATTCATCTCGTTAAATAATCTACTACTATAAACTTTGAATTTATGTCTTAATACTTCTTCAAATGAAGCGATAATTTGTACACGTTTGTTATTGAAATTAATACCCGGTATTTTTTCCAAAGCTTTTGGGTCGTACTTCCATTTATTGGATAAATCGACACCATCAACGTATAAATTTTTATAACCCATTTCTTGAAGTTTCCTTGCCGTTGAAACGCCCATACCTCCCGTAATATCTATCACAATAAACGCAGAATACATCTGGCCCCATTTATAGGCGATTTCCGCCATAGTATCGGGGGGGAGTTTTCCAACAAATTCAGCAACTTGTTCTCTCTCATCAAAATCAACAACTTGTAATGCAGAATAATCCTCACTATCACCACGACTAACGTCAACCCCCATAACATATCTATGACCTTGTATGGGTTCTTTCCAAATCCAAAGTTGATTACTAATCATCTTTGTTTCGGGTTCTCTAATAAAGTTTTCTTTAAGAGTTAACATTAATTTGGAATCAAAAACATTGTCACCTGAACCTAAAAAATTACATTCTAATTCTTGAGAGATTTTTCGTTTATCAAATTTTAATTTTTTTGCCATTTTTTCAAACCAATCCGATGTTGGTTTGTATCCTGACTCCATCAATTTTTTTAATTCATCATAGTTCCTTTGTTCAAATGGTATTGTTGACCAATCAATTTTTTCTATAACTCCATAATCTTCTTTATTTAAAAAATAATGAACCAAATCATCCACTTTAATTAAATGTAAATCTTTTGTATATCTTGGGTCTCTAAACCAAAACATTTCAGAAATTTTGAAATCATTCAAATTTCTAAGTGCTTGGTCGTAAATTTCATAATATATCGGGTCAAAACCATTTGGAGTGGAAATTACAATTACTTTACCACCTGTTGATAGTGAGGCCATACAAGCCGCCCAAAAATCTGAATCCGCCTCAATGTATGCCGCTTCATCAAAAACAAGTATGGTTGGAGTATACCCACGTAAAGCATCCGCCGAAGTTGCAACAGCTTTTACCTCACAATTATTTGTTAACTTATAGTGACGTTGTGAATTTTTTTCAGGTGAAAAATCAATCCCTGTCCATTTCGGCCATTGACCAACAAATCCTCTGATTTTATTTGCCATTTCTACGGCAGTGTCTAATTTATTTGCGATTATTAGAATTTTTTCAGGTTTTTCTTTTTTTGCAAAAACCAATTTCTTTGAACTCCAAGCCGCAGTTACCGTAGATACACCGGCTTGTCTATATTTTAATGCAATGTTTTCATTATACTTTTCATAATCTTGAAGTAATGAAACTTGGTCAGGAAATAATTCTAACGGAACATATTTGGATACGGTATTATCGTAAGTTTGTAAATAAGTTCTAAGTGCGTACGGAGTATCTTTTTGACACCTCACGTACTCTAATAATAATTGTTCTCTTGTTAGATTAGACATCTATAGTATAAATACTACAGAAAAGTTTTAGGAAGTAAAATTACTTCATTCCCTTCTTCCTCAACATAGTTTCTATTTCAGAGACCATCTTGTCTACTGCCTTCATAGCTGAAGGTTCTCCCTTTAAAATTGCTTTTGCTAATTTTACAAACTCAGGGGCAGATATTTTTACAAATTTGTGAAATAAATAATTTTGGATTTCAGCTTTATCTTCATCAAATAGTCTTTCAGGAAATGCCGCTCTGAACTTTTCATAGAATACAGGACCTAAACGAGAATCCCATATTTCACCAGGTAAAGTATCTTCAGCACCCATAACCATTTTTGCTTGTTCAGGACTTTCAAATCCGTGAGTCGCAATACAATCCATAAACGCTTTGTCCATTTCGTGTAATAACAATGGTAGAATCGGAGCAGCTGCGGTAATTGTTGGAGGTGATGTTTTGGTATTACACCAACCTTGTGCTAATTGACCTCCTCCTCCACCTCCTGAACCTGCCGCCATACCCTCCATATTTGGGTATAACCAATACAAATGTTCTAATATTGATTGGGTGACACCATAAAGTTCCATAAGTTCAGGGTCCAATCTATTAATCTCATCTTGTATAAAAAAATACATATGACCTGACTTGAACGCCGAGCCTTGGATTAAAGAGTTGATAAATTTTCTTTTAGCTTTTTCTAAATTGAATTTTTCCATAGCATCGGTAAAATCTTCAAGTTCCTCAGTATGTTTTTGAGATTTTTTAAAAATTTTCTCGATGTCTTCTTTTTTTGGTTGTTCAGGTTTTGACCTCATTTTGGATTTAGCTTCCTGAGGTATTGTACCACCCAAAGTCACCTTAAATTGGAATTTATCTTTCGGTATTTTCTTTTCCTTTGTGAATAAATCAATTGCAAGGTTTTCTAAATATTGTTTGTTTTGTTGTTCGATTTCAGCAATTTTTCTCATTCCGTTCATTCCCATAGACATCAATTGCATCAATGGATTTCTTGATTGGAGAACTCCTGAATCGTCACCTAAATATCTTTTTACTTTATCAACAGAATCTTTGAATCTTTTTGATGCCACAAGTTCTATAAAATCTCTATCTTGTTCAGGAACCGATGGGTGTCCGTGAAATGGAGTTTGTTTTTGTGTAATTTGTCTCTCTATCCCTGGTTCCATTCTTTCAGGTCCCTCATAATCGATAGGTGCTTCATTTACAATATTTTTCATTTGTTTCAATGTTTGTCTTTCTTTCTTAGTTAAATTTTCAGAAATAAGTTTTTTTTCTATGTCTTTACTTAAGCTCATTTTACTTTTTAAATTGAAGTCCTAATTCATCAAAACTGAACCATTTAGGTAGTTTATCTTTTTCTGCTCGTGGCACTGGTTCCACGTCTGGTGCGGGTTGATATGGGTCGTCAGGGTCAATTGTTGGTTTTGGTTTTGTAATTGGTCTTTTTGGTTTTACAATAACATCTTCATCATCATCACTTGCTCTAGGTACAGGTTCAACATCAGGTGCCGGTTGATATGGGTCATCTGGGTCAATAGTTGGGCCGGGTTTTGTGGTTGGTTTTGATGGTTTTACAATTACATCATCTTCCTCTTCCCACCCTTCCAATAAATTTAACAAATCTTTTTTAGTCATTTTAGCAGGAATATGTTTTTCAACCAAAGATACAACTTTTTTTTCTAACTCTGATTCATATTTGATACTTGGTGAAATTTTGTCCAAATTTAACAAGTTAGCTTTAGTTATTGCTTTTCCAACCATATTCATATAATTTTCTTTGGGTTCGACTTTTTTTGGTAATCCTTTGTGTTTTGTGGAAGCAAAATCTTCTAAATCTTTTTCTGACATTGATTTAGCAACATCTTTTACTTTTTTAGATACTTCAGATTTTGGAGTTTTTCCTTTTTTTACTGATAAAGCAAGTCCCATTAATTTTTGTTGTTGTTGAGAAACTGATTTTTCATCTAAATCTGTTTCCAAAATGTCCATACCATCTTGGTTATCATCAAAACCATCATCAGTGCTCGGCCCAACTTGTTTAGGGTCTTGAGTTTGTTTTCCTTTAAAAGGTTGTAATGTATCTACATCATCTTCTTTTACTTCCACATTTGATGGTACGGAATTTGGATTTTTCAAAAGGTTATTAATTTTTACTACATCATTAGGATTTTTGGTGTCATAAACAATTTTGGTTACTTGTTCTTCTTCTTTGTTTTCTTTTTTTGACTCTACTAATCTTTTATGAAGTAAGTTGATTTGTTTGTCAGAAAAGTCAATCAATGTTGAAGCTTTCATACCATATTCGACCAAATTTAATATTTTTTCACTAGTTTTCATATACC